AAATGTGTACTAACACTTGCAAGTGTATCGGGTACAGGTTCAATAGGAACTGTTACCCTAGACTGTCAGGCTGTAGTTGTGCCAACAGGAGTTCAAGGAACATTTACTATAGGTAATGAAACTATCAATGCTGTACAGTTTGACTACGAGTCAATAAAAGAAAACTACAGTAGAGCACGTACAGTTTATCTGTCATCACATTCTTCAAATTCAAACACGTCATATGTACGTGCAGCATAATAGGAATATATAATGTCATTAAAATGGCCTAACAAAGACCCTGATGAAATACTAGACTACAGCATAGACTGGTCACGTTTTATTGGCTCTGCAACTTTAAGCACTGCAGCTTGGAGTGTAGACAATGCAGATGGAGTTAAGACTACACTTGTTGCAAGTGGTCCTATAGTACATGGTATACAGCTTGTATCTTCAACACTTACAAACACAGTAGTTACTGCACGAGTAAGTTTAGGTACAGATAACGTAAGATATAAATTTTATTGTACTGTAACTACATCTGATGGCTTGACATTTGAACGTACAGTATTATTACGTGTGAGGGAAAAGTAATGGCATACAATTTTTTAAGTCTTGTCAATGAGGTTAATCGTAGACTAAACGAAGTAGAGCTTACTAGTTCTAATTTTGCAACAGCAACAGGTTACTACAATACAGCTAAAGATTCAGTTAATAGTGCTATAAGGCACATCAATCACGAAGAGTTTGGTTGGCCTTGGAATCACGTAGAGGAAGAAGATATACTAACTGCAGGTGTTACACGGTATGGTTATCCTTACGATGCTAAGTCAATTAATATGGATAGCTTTAGAATGAAACGTAATAGTGACTTAAATATCTCAACTACTAAATTACAGAGCATGACATATCAAGAATATCTTGACAAGCATTCTGACTATGAGTATAATAGTGATACAGGTATACGTGCTAAACCAAGATACGTAAGTAGAGCACCTAGTCAAGAATTTATAATATTTCCTACACCTGATAAAGCATATGAGTTAGTTTATGAATACTATCGTAATCCTGTAGATTTAGAATTACAAGATGATGTACCTACAGTACCATCAGATTTTAAACATGTAGTCACTGATGGTGCTATGTTTTATGCGTATCAGTTTAGAGGTGACAATCAATCTGCACAACTATCTCAACAAAAGTTTGAACAGGGTATAAAGTTTATGCGTAGTATATACATAAACACTTACGATTATGTACGTTCTACAGTAAAGTATAGTAACCCTAGTACATTTGGTTTATTGAAAGTATAATAGTATGACTACAGCATGGTCTACATTTCCTGTGCAGTTTACAGGTGGTTTGGTTACAAACATAAGTCCTTTACAACAAGGTATTAATGCTGTAGGTTCTGCCTTTATATTACAAAACTTTGAACCTTCACTTGACGGTGGCTATCGTAAAGTAGCAGGGTATAGTAAACTAGATGATGCTCAGTTAAGTGGTAGTGGTGTAGTACAGGCATTAGCTGTAGTTGAGAATGAAGACGAAGAAAGGTTTATTGCTGCACGTAGTGGTATATACTATTTAATAAATACTACAGATACAAATCCTGCATGGTCATCTAAAGCTACAGCAAGTAGTACAGGGTTTACTCGTGCTAGGCATGTAAGCTATAACTTTAACAATGCACTTAAAATAGTATTTGTTGATGGAACAAACTATCCTGTCTATTACACAGATAGTAATCAAACAATGGCTTATATAACAGGTAGTGGTACTGGTCAGTCTGCAGTAAATGGTGCAAGTACCGTAGAGTTATTTAAAAGTACATTGTTTTTTGGTAAAGGTACAGAGTTAGTATTTACTGCACCTTATTCGGATACAGACTTTGATCCTGCAAATGGTGCAGGTAGTATTGGTCTTAACTCTGAGATAACAGGTCTAAAAGTTTATCGTGATGCATTAATTGTATTTTGCCGTGATAAAATTATGAGACTGACAGGATCAAGTTCTGCTGATTTTACACTCAGTGCAATTACAGAAGACCTTGGTTGTTTAAGTGCAGATACTATACAAGAAGTAGGTTCTGATGTTATGTTCCTTGGTCCTGATGGACTACGTACATTAAGTTCTACAGAACGTATTGGTGACTTTGGAATTGATGTTGCATCTAAAAATATAAGACCAACAGTAACTGAATTACAAACTTTCTCACAGAGTTTTTCAAGTACTGTAATAAGAGGTAAAGCTCAGTATAGATTATTTAGTTATGTAAGTGGTGAAACTGTAGATGTAGCTAAAGGTGTATTAGGAACAAAGTTTATTGATCAGGGTGGTACAGGTTTTCAGTGGGGTGAATTAAAAGGGTACAAATGCTATATAGCAGACTCTCAGTACATTGGAGATAATGAGTTTATAATATTTGCAAATACCGATGGTTATATTTATAGAATGGAAAGTGGTACATCAAGAGATAGTAGTAATATAAATGCAATATATGAATCTCCATTTATGCCGATTACAGACCCACAAAAAAGAAAAACATTTTATAAATTAGATTTATACATAAAACCATTTGGTGCAGTTAATGTTGTTGCAGGTGTAAGATACAACCAAAATGACAGAGATAAAATACAACCTGCTACATTTACATTATCTGCCAGTGCAGGTGGTGGTGGTTTTTATGGAAACAGTACAGCTATATTTAATACGACAACATACGGAGAACCAAGAACACAATCATTCAATAATAATATTGTGGGTTCAGGTAATACGGTAGCATTACGAATAGAAGATAATAGTTCAGATGCGGCATTTTTGTTAGATACAGCAATACTCGAATATGCTGAAAACAATAGGAAATAAAGGAAAGTCTTATGGGTACAGGCTATGTAAGAAATGATACAGCTAATAATATTGCCAATGGTAATGTTATTAATGCTGACGATTTAGATGGTGAGTTCAATGCTGTAGAAGCTGCATTTAATAATAGTTCAGGTCATACCCACGATGGTACTACATCTGAAGGTGCTGCTATTGAGGTAATCGGTCCTAGTCAAGACATAGTTGCTACAGCTTCACTACTGCGTCCTAAAACAAACAATGCTGTTGATCTTGGTACTACAAGTTTAAAGTATAAAGATTTACATATGGCAGGTACTGCAGCCATAGCTACCAATGCTACAGTAGGTGGAACACTAGGCGTAACTGGTGCAACTACTTTAAGTGATACATTGGCAGTTACAGGTAATCAAACTAATACAGGTAATCTTACTGTAAATGGTAATACTACACTTGGTAATGCAGCATCTGATACGGTAACGGTGACTGCTGATGTGGCTTCAAATCTTATTCCTTCTGCTGATAACACTTACGATCTGGGTGCTAGTGGCAGTGAGTGGAAAGACCTCTATGTTGATGGCACTGCCAATATTGATACTGGCTCTATTGATACTGCAAATGTGGGAACTTTAGCCGTATCAGGTAACAGTACATTACAAGGTGATCTTACTGTTAATGGTAGCATAAGTGGTTCTGGTGCTATTGCTGCAACTACTGCAGCTACACTAGAAACAGCACGTACAATTACAATTGCAGGTATAACTGCAGGTGCAGCTAACTTTGATGGATCAGCTAACATAACTATAACAACAAGTGGTCTTACCCTTGGTGGTACAGCAGTTACATCTACAGGTGCAGAGTTAAATATACTTGACGGTGTAACAGCAAGTACTGCAGAAGTAAATTTATTAGATGGCGTTACAGCAAGCACTACAGAAATAAACCATATAGATGGTGTAACATCTGCAATACAAACTCAACTAGATGCAAAAGTTGACGAAACACATACAGGTGATGTTGACATTACTGGTGAACTTGTGGTACAATCCTACAATGAAACGTATCAAAGTGTTTCATCATCAAGTAATACAACAACTATAAACTGCGAGACTGGTAATGTGTTTGCATCAACCTTAAGTGAGAATACAACTTTTACTTTTACTAACCCACCTGCTAATAATACAGCATACGGATTTAGTCTAAAGCTTATTCAGGATGCAAGTGCAAGTGGATATACTGTAACATGGCCTACGACTATTGATTGGCCTAATGCAAATACACCAACACTTACTAGTACGGCTAATGCGATAGATCAGTTTGTATTTTATACACATGATGGTGGGAGTAACTGGTATGGTTTTACAGCAGGGTCAAATTTAGGATAATATAAAATGAGTAACGTTAAAAAGTTAATGATGCAAGCAGCAGCAGGTGGTGGAGAAAATGTAGAAAGTGTATTTAGTACACATTTGTATAAAGGAACTGCAAGTGCACAAAGTATTACTACTAACATTGACCTAAGTGGCGAAGGTGGCATGCTTTGGATAAAAAACCGTAGTCAAGGTGGTGCAGGACATTATTTGTTTGATACCGAAAGAGGCCGTCAATATGCTTTGCTTTCACACTCAGCCAACAGTGTATCTGAGTCAGCACCCACTGGTAGTACTTCATCACAAGACCTCACAAGCTTTAACAGTAATGGGTTTTCGATAGGCACGGATTGGAATTATAACCTAAATGTTACAGGTAGTGCTGAGTACGCAGCTT